GTTCTAATAATGGTACAGTGCCTGTTGAAATAGTTTCAGGAACTAAAGGTGCAACTGCAGCTTGAGGATTACCATTAGTAGGAATAATTTGTTTAGGTTTCATGTTTTGAAGAGCACTAAAATCTACTACATTAGGATCAGCAAGTTTAGGGCTGTAGTTAGTAAGATAAGTATTTTCTACAAAACCTCTAAGTATAGCTGTACTAGCAAGCGTAGAACTTCTAGTGAAATCAGCCATAGATAATCCATAGAATTCATGAGGAATATCTATAGGTACAATAGAAGCAAGTGGAATTGAAGTAACATCTTCTTCATAAAGAATATGATAACCAGCTGTTATTACATGTTTTAATTCAGAAATACCATCACCATCTCTATCTACTCTTACCCACGATTCAGTAATTACTATTTCTCTATTTGCTTCAACTGGGTAAACATCTTTAGTGCCTTCGTCTTGCCAATATTGTTGTCCTGTTATTTCTTTTCTAGCAGCAACATCTTCACTATATTGCCCACTCCCTATCCAATCTTCACCACTACTTAATTCTGCCCATTCATCTTCCGTAATATCTTCTGCCCATTCAGGATAATATCTTCTTAGTTCAGAACGAGTCATTTGAGTTTGCAAACCTACAAAACTAGCATCTTCTATATTTTTAGCATCATTAGAAATTCTAAAAGATTCTGGTGGAATTACTTCGAGTTTAATTCTACTTTTATCTATTGTTTTTCTAAGTCTAACATCTATATAACCTATTGTTTCTGAAATGGGGTTTAATGTTAACTCATTTACTATTTCTAAGTTAGGATCAGCTAGTATTGCATCTAATTGAGCTTCGTCTATTTCTTCATATTCTTCAATTACATAATCAAAGTCTTCTATATAATCCCATCTTATAACTGCATTTTTCCAAAGAAGAGATGATTTCATCCAAGTTTGAAGTATTTCCCATCCTTTATTCTTTTTAAATATGCAATAGTTTACTAAGTTAGAAGCATCTTTTGCAGCTTTAAAACCTCCAGGACTCTCATCATAAGGGACAAACTTAGCTATTTTTTGATTATTTAAAAATAAATCTGATAATACAGCTGTATAAGCTTCTACTACTTCAGTTGTGCTTGTATCTACAATAGTACTTACACCTTGTGGTGTTAAATGAGCTTCTGCTACTCCTGCATATTCGTAAGTTGCTTTTAATCTTTCTCTTGTAAGATCTGAACTATTAAGCCAATCGCCAGCTGATTGCTGAACTCCAATATCTATTAGCTCAATTAATTGTTCATCAGTAACTTTTTCTTTAAAACCTGATTGTGCCATTATATTTTACCTCTACCTGTTAAAATAGATTTCGCTTCTTCTAACTCTTTCGAAGTATATTTAGTTGGCTTAGTCATAATTCTTTCTTTTACTTTTTTAATTTTATTTTTTCTTTCAGATAAAATTTTTTCTTCGTTATATCTACTCATGTTATCGCTCCTGGATTTAACATTTCCATCTTCTTCTAGCTTGTCTTATTCTACTATTAGGATTGTTTCTAGTTTTAGCAGAACTTCTTTTAAGTTGTCCTAGTGATCTAGCACAGTATGATTTTCTTCTATTTGCAGCTTTACTTCCTTTCTTTACAGTTCCAGTTACAGCAGTTTTTAATTTACTTCCTGGATTATCTCTTCTATACTTGGCAACTCCTTTAGCAGTCATTCCAGCACCAGATTTAGTCGATCTTAAGTTTCCACTTTTTTGATTTTGACCTTTCATAGTACCTTTAACTTTTTTCTTTTCTGCCATAGTTATCTCCAACTAATACGTTTTTGCCCTGTTTTCTTTTTAGCTTTTGACTTAGCTTTTGCTGTAGATGCTTGAGATTTAGGTCTACATGCAGGATAAGAACGTCTTTTATCTTTCTTACCAGATCTACCACAAGGTTTTCCTGTCTTAACGTCTCTCCAGTCTTCTTTAAACCATTTTGTCAAGCCACCTTTTGGTTTTCTAGTAGCTGTCATGCGTAAGTTCCACCTCTCTTTTTATAAGTTTTTACTATCCAAGCACTTGCATAAGCACTAGGAAATGCTTTAAATTTTTTCTTTGCTTCAGCTTTTACTCTATTGTATAAAGATTTATTTTTAGGTGTTGCCATTTTTTACCTCATTTCCTTTAGCAATAATTTCTTCTATTGTTCTTCCACAACCAACACAATATTTTCTTTCTTCATCTAAAATGCAAACTCCTTTACATTTACTTTCTAAAAGATTATAATATGATTTTGTTAAATGTTTAATATCTTCTCTAAGAAGTTCATTTTCTTTTTTATATTTTAACATTTCTCTTCTTATAGTCTCTTCAAAAGAACTTTCGTGGTTATCCCAACCTTTGCCATTTAATACTTTTTCCATAACTCTAATTACTTCTTTGCCATCCATGCTGTTGTTCCCATATATGCACCTACAATACCTGCTCCACTTATAAAGAATAAGTTACTGATGTCACTTAACGCTTCCACCCTCTCGATAGGAACCCAAGGTAAGAACATGGCGAAAGTAAAGGCTCCCATACCTGCGAGGGTAAATGTTGCCATCCGTCTCTGGGCTCTCTGTTTCCTGAGCTCATGTTCAGTTTCTTTAATAGCTTTAACATGTGCCAGTTCCTCATCAGTTACTATTCCATCGTGGTCTAAGTCGTATTCATCGTATTCACTTTCTACTTGGAACTTTTTTTGAACGTTAATTTTTTGTAGGTCATCTTTAGCCATTCAAATGCTCCTTTAATTTTTTCTTTTATATAATATAATATAAACATGTGTTCTCCTATAGGTGGGCTTTTTATACCCTTTGCAGCCCAGACAAAGTGAGGACAATGGTATTAGTTAAGTGCAAAAGACTTTAGCTCTTGCTCTAATTCTTCGTCAGTTAAATCACTTACGTCTAAGTTTGTTTGTGTTACATCTTGTCGAGATAACTTAGGAGCTTGATATTCAGCTAATATACTAGCAACTTTTATAATTTGTTCTTGATCATTATTTTCCATAGCTTGTACCAAAACATAATTTAATGCTTGTATTGCATCTGGTGCGTCCTCTCCTAATTCTTTCATTGCCATAATAGTTTGTTTTGCTAAATCTCTTTTTTCTTTATTTTTCTTTCTTACTTCTAGACCTTTTAACCGATATGTTTCAGCCATTTCTGGAGAATTAATCGTTTTTAAATTATCTAACGATTTTTCATTTATAGCCATTGTGTATCATCCTCCTGTATTTGACCTATTTTTTCTCTCCAAGATACTCTATCATCTGTTAGTTTATCGTGGTGTGTTCTGTATGCTTCTAATGCAATAGCAAGTGCAATTACTGTATCATCAAAGTTTCCAGCAATAGCTCCTGTTGATCCATTGTCAAAAGAGACATAAGTTTTTAATTCTTGTAGTATTGTTTCTGAAGGAATCATTACATCTTCATCTTCTATAGCTCTTTTAAGATTACCTATTATCATAGGTTTTGTAGAGACTGTAGTTCTGAATCCTGGTTTTTGACCTTCTTCACTTAATAAGCTTGCAGCTTTAGTTTGATAATAAAGATTTATATAATTCATTTGTTTTAATCTATTTAGTGTGGCTATGCCAAGACTATTTGATTCTACTGCAAGGAGTGAATTATTAAAATATCTACCGAGATAAAATAAAATATCTCCAAATACACTAGGATCCGTATAGTTATCTCTGAACAGAGCACAAATTTCTCTGTCTTTA